GCCCGGACCCGCTTCTTGAAGTCCCGGAGGACTCGCCGGATGCCGGGCACCCCGAGGCGCAGGGCCCGGCTTATGTCGGCGTCGTGGATCTCGGCTTGTCGCTGCCGGTTAGGCATGTTTCACGTGGAACATCATGGCCGCTTGACCCGAATGTCGATCGTGCCGGCGCCGAGCCGTTGCCGCCTAGCCGTCCGCTTCTCCTGCCGGTCGGGATCGACAACCACAAACCACGCCAGAATCGCGGCCACGCAGAAACCAAGGCACGTCAAGCCACACAATACGGCATTGACCAGCGGTGTTACCCCCAGAACTAGCTCAAACAGACTCATTCCGTTTCTCCTGTAGCCGCCACCTGCTCCCGCATCAACCCCGCCAAGAACACGTCCCGCTCCTCGGCCGGAGTCGGGGCCTCGTCGTCCTGGGTCTCGAACTCGTCCAGCGAATCTGCCGACTTGGGCAGCCCCAACACGTCCATCATACCGTCCACGCTCAGCCACCGGGCGAACAGGTCGGCATTCTGGGGTGCCAACACCTGCGTGACCAGCTTCTCAATAAGAGCCCTCTTATGGTCCACCAGGGGTGCGGCCTTGATCACCACCCCGCCGATAGCCCCGGCCCCCCAGTTGACCGCCAGCAACGGGTCCACCAGATACCAGTTGATGTGCCTGATCACATCGTCCAGCACCTCTTGGCTGTTCTGGAGGGCGATGTCAGCATGCACCCCCGATTCAGCCTTGGTCCCGTGCTCGCCCTCGGTAGCTACCCGCTCGGGCACCAGCAGGCCGCGGAATATCTGCCGCTCAAAATGCCGCATCGACTCGACGAACTCGGCCCCGTGCCGGCCCTTGGTCTCCAGGAACTCGATAGACCAGGCCATGAGCTTGGACACGTCTATGCCTTGCCGCATGGCATCCTGCGCCCACGATGACAACGTATTCTGCATGGCCACGCCGTGCCCTTGGCCTAGCATTTGGAGCACTCGCATGGCGTGTTCGCTGTTGTCCCTTTCGACCCCGTTTTCATCCTTGGCAGTACCGGGCCCATACCGCATAATCGGGATGGTGCCGGCCACCTTGGTCAGGTACTTGCCTAGCCGCTCACGGATCTGGTTCCAGGCGTGCCACTCATTTGTGATGTTGTCGAACCACGAGCGACCGTTGAAATTTCCGGCCTCCATATCGTACGTCCAGTGGAATACGTCGGCGGGCATTAGCTCTGTACCGTTGTTCTTGACGCCCAAGAACGCACCCGTGTCCTTGTCTACAAGGGTGTCGGTGTTTTCCACTCGCAGCGGCTTTAGCTTGCGGTAGCCCAGCATCCCCTCGACGACCTCCCACACCTTCTCAAAATCCGCGTGGCCGTAGTCCAGCCCGAACAACGTATTGTGCAGAATCCAGTAGCGGAGTGGGTCAAGCTGCGCCTCGATGAACTGGCGCATGGTGTCGTCGCCGTTGTCTTCTACTTCGTATGACCAGTTGGCGGACTTGATCGGGCCCATAAAGATGGCGCGCGCCAGGGCCACGTTGGGATTGTTCCGCATCCGGCGGTACATCTTATAGGTAGCCGGACCGACGGTCCCGAACCCTGGCATGTTGATCGGCATGCCGATGGGCTGGGATGACTGGCTGCCGGTCTTCTCGCCTAGCGCTGACGGCTTGGCGGGTGCTTCAACAGGTGGCGTTGGCATCGGTCAACTCCCTGAGGCTACGTCCAATGTGCTTTCTGGGCTATGGGTATGCAGAGCGCCGCCGTGCATTTCCAAATTAGTAACAGCTCCGCGTACATCCAGTACGCCACCTTCCATCCGCAACAGCCCGATTGGCCCTTGCAGTACCGCGGTCGCTCCAGGCTGGATTACAACCGCCTTGCCTTCTAACACAGCCTCCAGCCTGCCGATCTGCTCGTGCATACCAGCAACGTGCATGCACCAAGCACATACGGTAGCGTCTTCGTCGTCGCTAGTGATATCGAGAACAAGGCACCCTGGGGGATGTCCACACGCTAAAAACGCTACCATGTCTAGCCTCCAGCTCCTATAAGAATCCGCCCGGTCCCCATATCCCAGTCCTCCATGACCGGGCGCAGGTAGTGCATCCGATACCGCTCCGCGTCGGAAGCGTGCGACAGCATCCGGCTGTGCTTGTCGATCAGCGCCCCTTCGCTAGTGCGCATGTCCCGAAAGTCCGTAATCAGCCGCGCACACTTCCGACTGACATGGTAGTGGCTCTTGCCCCGTGCGTCACGCATGGCGTCGTGCATGGCCTCCAGGCTGTCCGCGATCGGTGGGGCGCCCCTGGGTAGTCGCTTACGGATCGCCTTGTCCGGCAGCACGGTCCGCATGGCACGCTCGAATGCCTGCCAGGCTGACTCGGAAGCTACGAACTTGCCCTGGGCACCGCTCACGTCGCCGAACAGGTGGACCTCGGGACACTGATCGGCGTGCTTGCGAATCCACAAGCCGGTCGCCCTGCCCGCCGCCTGGCTGTCGCGAATCTCCTCCCGAGCGATCTCGTCGACTGCCACGAGCATGTCGCCCGTCTTGTCGTGCTGACCTAGCACCACGTGCATGAACGGCACGTAGTTGAAGTCCACCGACACCTGGATCGGCAGGCTGGGCTCTACCTCGTGCTCTACGATGTTGGTCTCGCCGAAGTTGCGGTAGGTCCGGCCCTCGCCGAACGCGATCGGGGCCTGCTGGTGGATCGCCCCCCACATCGAGGTCGGGGTCGCATCGCGCTTGGCCTCGACGGCTGCCTGGCTGAACCGCTCGGGGCACAAGGGATCGCCTATCGCCCGGCCTAGCGGGTCATCCTCTTCGGCCAGCTCAGGTAGCCGGATATGCAGCCAATCATCGGCGTGGTCATCCAGCAGCCAGCCGGTCGGGTCTCGTTCGTGCCAGCGGGTCATAAGCACGATGATCGACGCGCCCGGCTCCAGCCGGGTGTAGAACGTGGACCCGAACCAATCACGGAAGACCTCTAACGTCACCTCGCTGTGAGCCTTGGCCCAATCCTTGATCGGATCGTCGATCAGGCCTATGTCCATACCAAACCCGCTGATCCCGGTCCCAACGCCGGCGCACATCATGCCGCCGCCTTCTGGGGTATGAAACAGGCTGACAGACTTGCTGTCCTCGGCCAGTTCGGTGCGGCACAGATCGTTGCTGGCCATCTCGTTGCGGACCTTGCGGCCCCAGAAGGTGGCTAGCTGCTGGCCATAGCTGGACAGGATGACACGGCGCTCGGGGAAGTTGTCCAATATCCACATGGGCAGCCAGAACGACAGGAACTCGCTCTTGCCATAGCGTGGTGGGCAGTTGACCAGGATGCGCGCCCCGCCGGCGATGATGCGATCCGAGACCAGGCGGGCTATGTGTACCAGATGCTTGTAGGGCTGCCATCGGCCTCGGCTACAGACCTGCGCGTAGGTGTGGGGTCTGAGTCGCCATACTTCCTGGAGTACGGATTGGGCGTTAGGCACGTGGCCCCCGTTCGATCGCCGCGACCTCCTCGGGCGTCAGCGGCATGTGCCAGGTGTAGGGCTCGCTGGAATCGGCTATCGCCTCTTGCAGTTCGCGGACTTGATTGACCGCCTTCCTTCGCAGACAGGCTGTGGGATAGTCCGCTGCACGCACGGCGACCTCAACGGCGCGCTCCAGCCACTCTATTCGCCGCCCCAGCAAGTGTCGCACCTGTCGCCGTGCCGCGCCCTGTGCCAGCCCGAACTTGGCCTCGTATCGCTGGTTGCTAGGTGGCTGTGGCTCTACCATTGCCGTTTCTCCCGTTAGGCTTCGGCTTAGGTTTCGACGGCGGCCGACTGTCCAGCACCTTGACCGCAACCGCCTTCTGGCTCAGCTTGTTAGCCAGCCGCTCGGCTAGCTCCGCACACTCCGGGTCTTGCATCATGTCCTGCATGCTGGCCCGTAGGTCGTCGGCGTCCCGGTTGATGTTGACGTTCACGTTGCGGACGTCATAGCGGTCACGGTACACGTCTGGCCGATGTGCCTTCAGCAGGAAGATCAACAGCAGGTCCGACCCGTCGAAGGCCCGCCTCCGCGCTTCCACCACAAGGGCGTCTGTGGCCTCGTCGTTGCACTCGTCACTCGCAAGCGCGAACGCGGCGTCTTTCAGATACCACCGCTTAGATGTGGAATAGTCCACATTGGCGAAACGTGCAGCGAACGTCTTAACGCCTGTTGCCGCATAGGCTGCTAGGTAGGCACGTTTTTTGCGATGGCGCACCACAGCGCACAGCGGAGTTGGGAAGACGAGCTTTTGTCCATTGCCTTCGCTCATCGCAACTCATTGTCACTCCAGCCCCTACCAGATATCGCCGCTGACGTCGGCCATGTTGGAGCCGCTAGCCACGCGCTTGATCTGGATCGAGCCGATCACCTGAATATTGTTCAGGGTGCGCGTTTCGTTGGCGGGCAAGTAGCGGAAGCTGGCCCCACCGTCCACGCTGAAAAATCCGACCACGGCACCGTTGACTATGTGCAGGTGTCGCCAGACCGCAGTGGTGGGCACGGTGAGCACTGATACCGCTGTGTCGCTGGTTGTTGCGCCAGCGTTGAATGATACTGTTGCCATGACGTTATTCCCTTGCGGCTACCAGACGTGGCCGGAGATATTCTCGGGCTGCCCGTCGCCGGATATTCTGGTGATCTCGATTGCGTCTTCCACGTGTACGTTCTCCAGCACGCGCGACCCGCCTGCCGGGATGAGCCGATACGTGTCGTCGGGATTGGTCCTGAAACCGCAGGCGTTCGTGCTGCCGGCGTTGTGAATGCTCAGGTTGTTGTACACCTTGGCACTGGTCAGGGAC